TACAACGGCTGGTAAACCTAAAGAAGGAGAATCAGATAAGCAAAAAGCAAGACGTGCTAGTTTTAAAGCTAGACACGCTAAGAATATTAAAAAAGGTAAAATGTCTGCTGCTTGGTGGGCTGATAAAGTAAAATGGTAATTATGGAAAAAGGACACTACGGACAATATACTGGCAACGCTAGATGCAGTAGAAAAATGGAGATGATTCACGATAGAGAATTAATTTACGATGCTAAGCAACAGTTGCATCGAGCTGATGAAGATTATAAATCTGATTCTCCAGCTAAAAAGAAAAGTTGTAGCTACTAATATGGCTTTTAAGTTAAAGTCTCCGTTTGACTGTGATAATACACCTATATATAGTACTGATATGGAGGATGGTGTTTTAGGTTTAGCTAATAACAATGGTACGATACTTATATCTAAGTATTTAAGTCCAGCAAAAGCTAAAGAAGTTATTAAACACGAAAAAGTGCATATAGACCAAATGCGTAGGAATGTAGACAAAAATGGTAGAGGTGATTTAGATTATGACGATAAATACGTATACTGGAAAGGTAAAAAGTATTTAAGATCATCAATGGACGAAGGAAATAAAAATTTACCTTGGGAAAAAGAAGCTTATAAAAAATCAAAATGAAAACTTCAAAAAAAGGATATTTAAAAAATAGCCCTGATGTTAATAAGCCACAAAATATTATTGCTGGTAATAAAATAACAATGAAAGGAGTTGAGTTTAAAGTACTAGGAACCGATAATAATGGTTTTAGTAAGATAATGTACCCTGGTCATGATTATGTATTTCCTGGTGCTAAATATGTGGTTGAAAAACCAATTAAATAAATTAAATTAAATTAAATCAAATTAAATGAAAAAATTATTAGTTATGTTTTTAATGGTAACATCTTTATCATTAAAAGCGCAAGAACAGTTTGAAGGTGCTTGGATAAGCGAAACATCAACTTATTACAGAGTTGTTTTAGCGAGTAGGTACAAAGTTTTAAATATTCACAATTTTAGTTTTTACGAAAACAAAATTATTGAAGAAAAAATTTTATCACAAACAAAAGATAATATAAAAACTTTACTTCATAACCCATCTAACGGTTATACTGTTAACATAGATTATAGAATGCAACATAAAGATACGCTTGTTTTAAAATTTACAGGTGACTTAAATAAAACAATAAAGTTAACAAAAATAATAAACTATTAAAAATTAAAATCATGGGTTACAAACAAAAATCAGGACCATTGCAAAGAGCTGGTTATGACAAAGATGCTACATCTCCTTTTCAACAAGATGAAACATCTGGAACTAGGATAGCACCTGGACTAAGAGACGAATTTGGTACTTTAGTTCCTGAAGGAGACTTTACTTCAGGTCCAGTTATTTCCGGGAAATTGCCTGAAAAAACTAAAAAAGTTATAAATAGATTTCAAAGAAACCTACAGGCCGTATCGATGGGTTATGGGGTACCAGATGATTCAAAGGCAAACCGATTCAAAAATGCTAAAAATCCACAACCTTCGCATATGGCTGATGTAAAATATAGCACAATTGATGCTTTTGGTAGTCCGGATAAATGGGATTTAAAGGTATTGAAGATTTACCACGATGATGCTAAAAAACATAGAGCAAAACAAAAAAATTAAACTATGAAATTAAAAAACGGACCCCTACAAAGAGCTGGTTACGATAAGAACGCTACCACGCCTTTTATGCAAAATCAAGTAGATGAAACATCTGGAGAGCCACAAAAAATTAGCTCTGTAGATTTTAGCGCTGCAGAAAGTGCTGGTGCAAGAGGAGAAGCCGGTGGACTTTTACCTTCTAGTTATTTGAAAAAAGTTCCAGGTTTAGAGCATTATGCTGATAAACCAGGTAAATGGACTATAAATGAAGAAGAAGCTAAAAAAGTTAGAGCTTACAAAGCTTCAAAAGGATTATAAATGAAAAAGCTATTAAGTCTTATATCTGGTGGTTTAATTAAAGATATTGGCAACGTTATCGATAGGTTAACTACTACAGATGAAGAAAGATTAGCTGCAAAACAAAAATTGCAAGAACTTTTAGAACAAGCGGATAAAGATGCTCAAGATCAAATTACAGAGCGTTGGAAAATGGACATGCAGTCTGATTCGTTTTTATCTAAAAATATTCGTCCACTTGTACTTGTTTATTTAACTTCTATATTTACTATTTTAGCTTTCGCTGATGGTAACGTTGGTGGTTTTCAAGTAGCTGAAGAATATATACCAATATTCCAATCACTTTTAATAACTGTGTATGGGGCTTATTTTGTTGGTAGAACCTGGGAAAAGAGTAAAAAATCAAGTGATAATAAAGATAAGTAATTAAAATAATCTAATTAAATTAAATCAAATGAGTAAAATTACAAAAGAGCAATTGGAAAAAATCCAAGAGCAACAAGGAAAATTACAAAACATTTTAACTGAGATCGGTGTAATAGAAGTTCGTAAGCACGAAGCAATGCACGCACAAGCTGTATTGTCTCAAGAAATAGAAGAAACAAAAAAAGAACTTGAAGAGCAATATGGCGCTATTAATATTAATATGCAAGACGGTTCTTACACTGTAATTGAAAAAGAAGATAACGGTGAGTTAGCCGTTGTTAAATCAGAAGAATAATGAGTAGTGTAATTAGAAAAATAAGTATAGGTTCTGATTACAAAAATGATGCGATGCATTATGCTGTAGGTCAGCAGGTTTACGGTGGTCATGAAATTTCTCATATACTACATAATGAGTCTGACAACTCTTACAGTATACACATTAAAAAAAACAACGAGGTATTGCCATGGAAGAAGTTCAATTCTAACATGGCTATATCCGTTGAATATGATTTAACATATTAATGAAAAGTTTATTTGACTTTATCGTAAAGCCTATTAATAAGCGATACGATAATGAAGTTAAAATAGGTGACAAAAGCCTAGTAACTAATGCTAGCACAGAAAACTTTAGAGCAGTAAGTAATACAGCAGTGGTTGTTTCAACACCATCTGCTTATTCTACTTTAATTAAAAAAGGTGATATAGTAATTATTCACCACAATGTGTTCAGAAGTTTCTTTGATGCTAGGGGTAAGCGAAAAGATAGCAGATCTAAATTTATAGATGATCTTTACTTCTGCTCACCCGACCAAATTTATCTATATAAAAGTGATAATAATTGGAAAACTTTTCAAGATAGATGTTTTATAAAACCTTTGTTAGATAATAACGATCTAACACTAGATAAAGAAAGAAAGCTTATAGGAATACTTAAATATGGTAATAGTTCCTTAGAAGCTGCTAAAATCGTTCCTGGTGACCTAGTTGGTTACACACCGTTTGGTGAGTTTGAGTTTATTATAGACGACGAACGATTATATTGTATGAAATCAAATGATATTGTAATTAAGTATGAATACCAAGGAGACGAAAAAGAATATAATCCTAGCTGGGCAAAAAGCAGTTGAGGAATTAATTAAGGTAGCTAAAGAAGCTATTGTTGATTCAGATGATGATTTATCAGCTGATCGTCTTAAAAATGCAGCTGCAACTAAAAAGCTAGCTATATTTGATGCGTTTGAAATACTTAAACGTATTGAAGACGAGGAAAACATACTAAATAACAAAACTGTAGAAAAGAAGGAAAATTCTTTTAAAGGTTTTGCTGAAGGAAGATCTAGATAATGTACGAGCAATCATTATTTAAAATATTACCTAACCACATTAAGCCTAAAGTAATAGATAAAAAAAATAGGTATAATAAATGGGAGTACGGTTACAATGAAGAGTTTGATGTTGTTGTAATTAGTAAGACTGGTAAAATAGGTGATATATACGAAATACAAAATTTAAAAATAGCTTTACCAAAAAGTCAAGATGTTTATAAATTTGAAGATAACAAATGGAAACCGTTTGAATATCCAAAAGAATTACAAAGAATAAAAACTATATTCGATTGGAAAGCGTACGATGAAGATTTCAAAGAAAAATGGTACGATTATATCGACAATGAGTTTAAACGTCGTGAACAAGGTTTTTGGTTTAATAACAAAAACAAACCTACTTATATTACTGGCGCTCACTATATGTATTTACAGTGGTCCAAAATTGACGTTGGAAACCCAGACTTTAGAGAATCAAATAGGTTATTTTATATATTTTGGGAAGCTTGTAAAGCAGATAGAAGATGCTTCGGCATGTGTTATCTTAAAAACAGACGATCAGGATTTTCTTTTATGGGATCTGGAGAAATTGTTAACCAAGCTACAATATCAAGTGATGCTAGATTTGGTATATTATCAAAATCAGGACCTGATGCAAAAAAAATGTTTACTGACAAGGTTGTACCTATTTCAGTTAACTACCCGTTCTTTTTCAAACCCATACAAGACGGTATGGATAGACCGAAATCAGAACTTGCGTATAGAGTTCCAGCGTCTAAGCTCACAAGACGGAACATCACTTCAACAGATAGACCAGAAGAACTTGAAGGGCTTGATACAACCGTTGACTGGAAAAACACTGGAGACAACAGTTATGATGGTGAAAAATTAAGACTACTAGTACACGATGAAAGTGGAAAGTGGGAAAGACCTAATAATATTTTAAACAACTGGCGAGTAACTAAAACTTGTTTACGATTAGGTTCTAGAATCATTGGTAAGTGTATGATGGGTTCAACATCAAATGCTTTAGATAAAGGTGGTGAAAACTTTAAAAAACTTTATTATGCATCAGATGTCACAAAAAGAAACCGCAATGGACAGACTAGCTCAGGATTATATAGTTTGTTCATACCTATGGAATGGAACTACGAAGGATTCATCGATTCTTATGGCGCACCTGTATTCGAAACGCCAACAGAAGATACACGTGGACCTTTTGGAGATCCAATAACCCAAGGCGTAATAGAGCATTGGCAAAATGAAGTCGATGGTTTAAAAAACGACCAAGATGGTTTAAATGAATATTATAGACAATTTCCTCGTACAGAGGAGCATGCTTTTAGAGATGAAGCAAAAGAGTCTTTATTTAACTTAACAAGAATATATCAGCAAATAGATTATAACGCTGATTTACAAAATACAGCTACCATAACAACAGGTAGCTTTCAATGGGAAAATGGTATTAAAGATACTAGAGTTTTATTTTACCCAAATAAAGACGGTAGGTTTAAAATATCTTGGGTACCACCATCTGATTTACAAAACAGAATAGTTATTAAAAACGGTATTAAATATCCGGGAAATGAACACTGCGGTGCTTTTGGTTGTGATAGCTATGATATATCTGGTACAGTTGATAAAAGAGGTTCTAACGGATCTTTACACGGGCTTACAAAGTTTTCAATGGAAAACGTACCACCAAATTTATTTTTTTTAGAATACATAGCTAGACCGCAAACTGCTGAGATATTTTTTGAAGATGTTTTAATGGCTTGTGTTTTTTACGGTATGCCTATTCTTGCAGAAAATAATAAACCAAGATTACTTTATCATTTTAAAAGAAGAGGTTATAGAGGTTTTTCTATAAATAGACCAGATAAAGTTTATAACAAGTTGTCTGTAACAGAAAGAGATATTGGTGGAATACCCAACTCTAGTGAAGACATGAAACAAGCACATGCAGCTGCTATTGAAACCTATATTGAGGAAAATGTAGGCGAGACAGTTGATGGTTATGGCAACATGTATTTTCAAAGAACATTAGAAGATTGGGCTAAATTTAATATAAATAACAGAACAAAACACGATGCTTCTATTAGCTCTGGTTTAGCTATAATGGCTTGCAATAAAAATAGATATACACCTGTTACTAAAAAAGAATACAAACCTATCGATTTAGGAATTAAACGATATGATAACACTGGAACATCGTCAAAAATTATAAGATAAATGAAAGTATACACTAATACTAACAGCTCTTTTCCTAGCCAAGTGGTTAGCGATGAAGTAAAAGCAAGTTTAGACTACGGCATACAAGTCGCTAGAGCTATCGAAGGAGAGTGGTTTCAAGAAGGTAGATCTGGAAACAGATATGCTCAAAGTTATAGTAATTTTCATCAATTAAGATTATATGCTAGAGGTGAACAATCAATAGCTAAATATAAAGATGAGTTATCAATTAATGGTGATTTATCTTATTTAAATTTAGACTGGAAACCTGTACCTGTTATACCTAAGTTCGTAGATATCGTAGTTAACGGAATGTCTAACAAAGAATACGATATAATCGCTTATGCTCAAGATCCTGAATCTCAAAAGAAAAGAACAGATCATGCTAATAATATAGCTGCCGATATGGTTGCTCAGGATTTAATACAAGAAGCTAAAGCTAATACTGGCGCTGATTTTTCAAGATCAAGTATACCACCAAACGAACTACCTCAAACTTTAGAAGAGTTAGAGCTTCATATGCAATTATCTTATAAACAAGGTATTGAAGTTGCTGAGGAAGAAGTAATAAATAATACGTTAGCTAGAAATAAATATAATTTAACTAGACGTAGAATAAATTACGATTTAGCTGTGTTAGGTATTGGTGCTGTTAAAACTACTTTTAATCCTTCTAACGGTATAAATGTAGAGTATGTTGATCCAGCTTATATGGTGTATTCATATACAGAAGATCCAAACTTTGATGATGTATATTATGTTGGTGAAGTTAAATCTATAACTATATCTGAACTTAAAAAACAATTTCCTAATATATCTGATGCTGAATTAGATAAAATACAAAAAATGCCAGGAAATTCTCAGTATATAACTGGTTGGGGTAATTACGATGAAAACACCGTTCAAGTTATGTATTTTGAATACAAAACTTATATGAATCAGGTTTTTAAAATAAAACAAACAGAAAACGGTTTGTTAAAAGCTATAGAAAAAACTGATGAGTTTAATCCCCCGCCAAATGATAATTTTGAAAGAGTTAGTAGAAGTATAGAGGTTTTATATAGTGGAGCTAAGGTTTTAGGTAATAATCATATGCTAGAGTGGAAATTATCAGAAAATATGTCAAGACCATACGCTGATACTACTAAAGTAGAGATGAATTACTCTATATGCGCGCCTAGAATGTATAAAGGTAGAATTGAGTCTTTAGTAAGTCGTATTACTGGTTTTGCTGATATGATTCAATTAACTCATTTAAAACTACAGCAAGTAATGTCTAGAATAGTACCTGATGGTGTATTCTTAGATATGGATGGTTTAGCAGAAGTTGATCTAGGTAATGGTACAAATTACAACCCAGCTGAAGCTCTTAACATGTATTTCCAGACTGGTAGTGTTGTAGGTAGATCACTTACACAAGATGGTGGAATGAACGCTGGTAAAGTTCCAGTTCAAGAATTAGCATCATCTTCTGGTCAAGCTAAAATACAAAGTTTAATTGGTACATATGAGTATTATTTAAAAATGATACGTGATGTAACTGGATTAAACGAAGCTAGAGATGGTTCTTCACCAGATAAAGACTCTTTGCTAGGATTACAGAAGTTAGCTGTAAACGCTTCGAATACTGCTACTAGACATCTTATGCAAGCTCAACTTTATCTAACTCTTAGAGTCTGTGAAAACATATCTTTAAAAATAGCTGATTCATTAGCTTTTCCATTAACAGCTAATTCTTTAAAAGAAAGTATATCAAATTATAATTTTCAAACTCTTAAAGAAATAGATTCTTTAAATCTTCATGATTTTGGTATTTATTTAGAGTTAGAACCTGATGAAGAAGCACAAGCTCAATTAGAGCAAAATATACAAGTTGCTTTACAGTCTGGTGGTATTGATCTTGATGACGCTATTGATATACGACAGGTTAGAAACCTTAAAATGGCTAACCAATTGTTGAAACTTAAAAAGAAAAAAAGACAGCAAGAAAATCAAGCAGCTCAACAAGCTAATATTCAAGCTCAAGCGCAGGCTAATGCTCAAGCTTCAGAAGCAGCTGCTTTAGCTGAAGTTCAAAAACAACAAGCTCTTACACAAGAAAAAGTTAGTATAGAACAGGCTAAGTCTCAATTTGAAATACAACGCATGCAAACAGAGGCTCAAATTAAAAAGCAGTTAATGGCTGAAGAGTTTAGTTATCAAATACAATTAGCTCAAGCAAGAGCTAAAGCAGAAAGAGATAAGGAAGAAAAAATAGAAGATCGTAAAGACGAAAGAACAAGAATACAAGCAACTCAACAATCAGAGATGATAGCTCAAAGACAAAACGATGAGTTACCTAAAAACTTTGAATCTGCTGGGTTTGATACTCTTGGAGGTTTTGGACTTGAACAGTTTGAACCTCGGTGAGAATAAATTTTTAAC